TTTGCTGAGATTCCCGTTTTAGATCCGAAAGCAGATATGCTTATGTTTCATACACAATATGGAACTGTAAAAGTTAACTACAAAGATGGTCACGATGATGCAAAAGTTTATAACAATTGGTCACTACAAATTTATGACAGAGCTAGAAACATGAAAGTTGATCCTGTGTGGTTATATAAACAACAATCTAGAAAATCTGTAAGACTTCAGCAGTTTAAATCTATAATTGCAGGTTATGAACAATTCAAAACAATGGAGTTGGAAAATGGCCAACGAACACCGGACAGATTAGATTTTACTGATATGGTGCAAAGATACATTACAGATGGTTTGGTAATACCATTCAAGGTTTTAATGGTTGATGAAGCTCAAGATCTAACACCCCTGCAGTGGGATATGATTGTAAAGATATCTGAATCTGTAGACAGAGTTTACATAGCTGGAGATGATGACCAAGCTATATATGAATGGAACGGTGCTGATGTAAATTTATTTCAAACATTTCCAGGCAAGTCTCTTGTTTTAAAAAAAAGTGTTAGATTAAATAAAAACATACATTACTTCTCAAGTTGTCTTCTTAGTTCTATGGGTAATAACAGAATAGAAAAAGAATTTTATTCTAACGGTAAAGATGGATCTATACAAAGATGGAACGGATTAAAGAAAGTACCTTGGGATTTAGATGGTAGTTGGATGGTGTTAGCTAGAATCAATGATGTTAAGAAGGAGCTGCAGCAGGAGGCAAAGAATCTTGGCCTGTACTATCAA